TGTGCGAGGACTCCGAGGCTATGGCTCGCTGGGTCGTCGTTAAGACGAAATAAGGTGTGTAGGTTGTTAAACGTGGAGTGGCATTGACATGGGGATTTCTCCTTCTGTGCTTTACTCACATCTGCTTGCTGACACCCGGAACTACGTAACGGACGAGGTTATTTCTCTTATCGAGAAGAACCCATCTATTATGTGGCCCGGGATGAGTCCAATTGAGGCAAGTATTTCATCACTTCTGTCATCTTTCTTCAAGAAATTGAAGGTTAAGAATTCAGAGGAAAATGATAAGCGTGCCCTTGAGAAGTTCCTGGCTAGCGACATTCGCTGCAGGGACTGGACTCTACAGCTCAACACCTCGTTGGATGAAGTCCTCTGGGGGGAGTTTAAGACAGCTCTCTCCGAGTTCTATTATCCGTTTAACGGGGTATCTTCCATCGTTCCGTCATTCGGCTCAATACTCGATTCCTCGAGTGTTGGACCTGGTGCGGCCGTTGGTGCTAGAGGTGGTGACTTTTATACAAAGTTGTTTGCCTCCCGGCTGAGTTGTACACGCAGTGATCTGTATGAAATATACAGACGCTACATCCGACAGTGGCCCGAGTGGAGTAACGCGGAGATTATCCGCTCACTTCACCATGGATCATTCGATGTAGTCGCAGGTAACCGTCTTAGTTTTGTTCCGAAGAACGCTGATATATCTAGAACGATTTGTATTGAGCCCAATCTGAATATGTTTTATCAGAAGGGGCTCGCCATAATCTTGGAGAAGCGGTTGAGACGAGCCTATGGTATAGACTTGTCAATTCAACCGTCCAAGAATCGTTCTTTAGCTCAGAGGTTCTCGCTTGATGGTTTAGGGGTCACTCTTGACCTCTCTTCCGCAAGCGACTCTATATCACGCAAGATGCTTAAAGAAGCATTGCCGGCCGGCCTTATGAGCTGGCTGGAGATGCTTCGTAGTCCTTGTTGTGATATCCCTGGTAAGGGAGCACATGAGTTAAATATGATTAGCTCTATGGGGAATGGTTTTACTTTTCCCCTCGAAACGATCATATTCTCATGCATCATTATCGCCGCCGCTAAGTCGTTAAGTGTTGAACTTGACTGCCCACGCGGTTCTTTGACTGGGAATTTCGCTGTGTTCGGGGATGATTTAGCATACCCTACGGTTTTACACCATAGGGTGCTGCGTCTTCTCGAACTAGCTGGGTTCCAGGTCAATGGCGATAAGACCTTCGCAGAAGGTCCGTTCCGAGAATCTTGCGGTTCAGACTATTTCAATGGTCTGAACATCCGGGGCCCTTATATAAAGAGTCTCGAATCTATGCAAGATCTCTACGTTGCAATTAACCAGCTTAACCTGTTCTCTGCAAGAACAGGCATCAAGCTTCCACATACGGTCCAGCGTCTACTTTCAAAAGTAGATTTCTGCCCCGTCCCTGTGGAAGATGATGATGCCGCTGGAATCAAGATGCCTTACTCTTTTGTTCGGAATGTACTCCGAACCAATCGTAATGGGTCTGTTTCGTACAGCCATTACGTTCCGGTTCAAAAGTCTATCCGAATCACTGAGAACGGCTTCATGTTTCCTCGAGGCGTTAAGTCGCGAATCTATAACCCTAGCGGGTTACTGATAAGCTTTTTGCAACGTTCGATTAACTCTTGCGCCATAGGAGCCAGGCATGGCACCTTACGGTACAAGAGGAAACCGGCGTGTAGTCCCAGTTGGGACTATACGCCGACGGTCCAGCCCTACTGGGCTGGTTCGACAGGGCAGCAGTGGAACACTGCTGTCTATTTCAACCATTATGGTTGAGATAGATCCTTGAGGTGAGAAACCTCCCGGAAGGGTG